TCGCAGCCTGCCCTACAGCGTCTCTTGACCGAGGGCGACAACAACGCGCTTATCCCGGTCGATAAGTGGATGGCGTTCAGCGAGAAGGGCGGGTTAAAGGGGTCAATCGACCTGCTGCCGCTCGACACGCTCGCCGCTGCCCTTCTGCAATGCTATCAAGCACGGCAGGACATCAAGGGGCAGATATACGAAATCACGGGCATCGCTGACATCATCCGTGGGCAGACTGCGGCGAGTGAGACAGCGACGGCGCAGCAGATCAAGGGCCAGTACGCCGGGTTGCGCTTGAGGTCGATGCAGGAGCAGGTCGCCCTGTTCGCGTCGGAACTTATCAAGCTCAAGGCGCAGGTCATGTGCCTGAAGTTCCAGCCCGAAACCATCCTTGCCTACGCTGCGGCAGACCAGATGTCGCCTGCCGACCAGCAATACATCCCGCAGGCCATCGAACTCATCCGCAACAAGCCGCTACGCAATTTCCGCGTGGACATCGCTGCGGATAGCCTCGTCCAGTTGGACGAAGCGCAGATGAAGCAGGATCGGATGCAGTTCCTACAGGCATTCGGCGGTTTCATGAACCAGACGCTTCCTGTGGCGCAGGCGGTTCCGCAGTTGGCCCCTGCCATCGTGGAACTGATGAAGTTCGGCATCCAAGCGTTCAAGGAGAGCCGCAGCGTGGAAGGTGTGCTGACGCAGACGATTGAGCAGTTGCAGGAGAGCGGTGCGCCCAACCCGCAGGATGCCATGCAGCAGCAGGCCGAGGCAGCGGCGCAGGCTGAACAGGCGAAGGTTCAGGCGCAGATGCAGGCCGAGCAGGCGAAATTGCAGATGGAGCAGGCCAAAACGCAGGCCCAGATGCAGTTGGAACAGGCCAAGATGCAGCAGGAAATGGCGTTGGAGCAGCAGCGTCAGCAGTTCCAGCAGCAGTTGGAAGCCCAAAAGATGCAGCAGGAGGCTGAACTTGCCAAGTTCAAGGCCAACCTCGACGCCGCTACAAAGGTGATGGTGGCGCGTATCTCTGCCAACCCCGGCTTGGACATCCCCATGTTTGAGGCGCAGCAGCAGGTCAACGAGAAGGTGGTGCAGGACTTGGGCGCGGGTGTGATGGCGCAGATGGACAGGCTTGCTGCGCTCTACGCGCAGATGGCGAATGACCAGCGCGGCAACATGGCGCAGATCACGGCGGCTCTTGCGGCCCTGTCTGCTCCGAAGCGCATCATCCGTGGGACAGACGGTCGAGCGGTAGGCGTTGAGCCTGTGCGCGAACAACTCCAGTAGGTGAGTCGTGGCTGACAATGTAGGGTACACACCGGGCGTAGGCGCAACCGTCGCAGCGGATGACATCGCTGGCGTCCTGCATCAGCGCGTCAAAATCGGTGTTGGTGCTGACGGCACGGCGGTCGATGTCTCGTCGGCTAATCCGATGCCGATTACCGCGCCCACGGCGTTGCCCATCAGCACCCCGAGCGCGATTGATGTCAATGTGGGGAACTTCCCCGCTTCGCAGGCTGTCACGGGGCCGCTGACCGACGCGCAGTTGCGGGCCACGGCAGTCCCGGTGAGTGCGTCGGCGTTGCCGCTGCCCTCGGGTGCTGCGACCTCTGCGTTGCAGCCTGACATCCGCACCACTCATCCGCTGTACGGTGACCGTGGGTCGGTCGTGCGTCAGGCTCCCGCTGACATCTGGTCGGTCGGCTTTGCAGACTCTGGCTCCAGCCTGTTGGCGACCGAGTTTACGCAGCGTCGGGCGGGTACGGGTGTCACCGTATCGCAGTCCTCGTCCAACCTCGTCATTGCGGCAGGCACGACCGCCAATGCCGAGTACCTTGCCCGCAGCACCACCTCGTTCCGTGGCGCGTTCATCGGGCGGCACAAGACCATCCTCTCGCAGCGCATCGCCAACAACAACTTTGCGGTGATGATGGCTGACTTGGTGGGCGAGGGCTTGTCCTGCACCATTAACAGCGCGACGAGCATCACCGTCACCAAGACAGCGCATGGCTTCACCGCCAACAATGTCGGTCAGTTCATGATGGTTGGCGCGATCAACGGCGCAAACGGTGTGCCGGGACGCTATGCCATCGCGTCCGTCCCGACCGCAGACACCATCAACTTCACCGTCTCGGGTTGGCCTGCGTCGGGTTCCTGCACCGTTGACCTGTTCGGGTGGAACCACATCTGGACGCAGTACAGCGGCACGACGGCCACGCAGGCCAGCGTGGACGCGCAGCGGCGCGGTTGGAACTCGGGCCTTACGACGGCGACCATCAACACGACCGCATCGCCCGGTCATGTGATGAACACCTACGCTGACGGGCGCAATGTCTACTGGTCGGACACGCTGGTAGCGTCTGCCACCACGCCGACCATCACGACCCGTGCAAGCCGCATCGAATCGCTTCCTGATGACGATGTGGAACTGTATGTGTACTTCTGGTCGTACAACGGCACGACCAACCCGGCGACAAGCACGACTTGGACGATTGGCTTCGTGTCGGTCGAGGACAACGCCAATGTCCCGACTTACATCGCAGGTGCGAGGCCAACTGGCGCAGCCGCCCCGCTTGCTGTCGCGCAGCAAGGTACGGTCACCGTCACAGGCACGGTCACGGCAAACGCCGGAACAGGCACGCTTGCGGTGTCGATGGCTACCAACACGCCAACGCTGGCGGCAGGTACCAACCTTGCGGGCGATGTCGGCGTTCAGTACCGCGCCAACGCGACGGGTGCGGGTACTCCGACCATCATCAACTCCCCGGCTACGCCAGCGGTGCAGACCATCAAAGGGTCTGCGGGCAGGCTTTTGGGCGTTGTGCTGAACAACACCAACGCAACGGCTCGGTTTTTTAAGGTTTTTAATGCCACCGCCCCGACGCTTGGCACTACAGCAGCAATACTTGATATCCCGCTGCCGCAAAATCAGCCCGTTGTCATCACCTTTGAGGGCGGCATCGCTTTCGGCACGGCTATCACCTGCGCGGTGACTGGCGGCAGAGGGGCGACCAACAACTCTGCCATCACGCTAGATGATGTCACGGGGTTCACTCTCCACGCATAAGGGCAAACAGATGACGATTGCAGAACTGATCCAGTTGGCTGAACGGCGTATCGCTTACCTTGAGCAGCGCAAGGTCGCCGCGCAGGACACGGGCGATGTGGACATGATTGCCCGCTGTGACCGAGACATCACCGAAACGCAGACCACGCTGAACGCGCTTCGCGGCCTCTGATGTTCCTGACGCTCCTACAGTCGCAGGGAGAGCCACCACCGCCGCCGATCATCGACATCGACACGCACGACGGCGACAGGCAGCGCAAGCGCATCCGCAAGGTGCGCGACGAGCGCGAACTGCGACGGGAACAGGTCATCGCGGCGTATCAGACGCTGCTAGAGGCCCGCCCGCAGGAAGCGGCAGAGATAGTGGCAGAGTTCGCCACGCCCGCCACAACGCTCCGTGCGCCGATCGTGGACTTTGATGCGCTGTTGGCAGACTTGGACGCTGCCGAGCGGCTGTATCAGTTGTACTTGGACTTGGACGATGAAGAAGTGCTGCTGCTGATATGAAGAAAACCTACATCCTCATCGACAACGAGTGGGTTGAGCGCAAGCGTGACAAGCGCGGGCGGTATCACTATGTCATGCCCGACATCCAGCCCTACAAGAGCATGATTGACGGTCGGATGGTCACTTCCCGGTCAGAGCATCGGGCGCATCTGAAGGCGCACGGGTGCATCGAAATCGGCAACGAAGACCCGACCAAGCATGGCCCGAAACGCAAGGTTGACCGTTCCCGGCTTGAGCGCATCAAGTGGGAGGTCAACAACCGCATGACCAACGAGCAGGCAGACCGTGTGCTGCGCCAGATTCGGACGGAACTGAACTTCACCAATCCCCACAGGAGAGGCTAATGGATACCCCACAGGTAGAAACTGATGACCGCCGTGCCATTCTGGAGCAGGGCTTTGACGCTGCGGAGAAGGGCGAACCGATCCCGAGCGTAGCCCGGGACGAGGCGGGTCGATTTGCCCCGAAGCCGCAGGAAGCCGCCCCCGTTGACCCGCCTGCCGACCCTCCTGTGTGGGAGCGTCCCCCGGCATCGTGGAAGAAGGACTACCACGAACAATGGGGGACGATTGACCCGAAGGTGCGCGAGTATGTCTGGCAGCGCGAGGAGCAGATGCGGAAAGGGGTGGAACCCCTGCTGACGAAGGCGCAGTTTGCCGACGCGATGAATCAGGCCATTGAGCCGTACCGCGAAACCATCCGTGGCCTCGGCATCCCCGAGCATGAGGCTGTCGCCGCCTTGATGAAGGCCGACTACACCCTACGCACCACCGCTGACCCTGCCGCCCGTGCGGCGTACTTTCAGCAGTTGGCACAGGCGTATGGGGTGAACCTCGGAGGCTCCCAGAACGCCCCACAAGCGAATACGCAGCAGGGTATTGACCCCGTGGTGTGGCAGTTGCAGAATGAACTCAACAAAGTCCGTGGCGAAGTCATGGGCTGGAAACAACAGCAGGAAATGGTCGAAAACCAAGCCCTGTTGGGTGAGATTGAGAGTTTCAGTCAGAAGGCCGAGCATTTCGAGGATGCCCGTCCGACCATGATCCAACTCCTACAGAGTGGCATGGCCCAGACGCTTGACGAGGCATACGAGAAGGCCATCAGACTTGATTCTGCGTTGTTTGAGCGCGTGAACTCGGCCCGACAGGCCGAAGCGCAGGCGAAGGCAGCGCAGGACGCTAATCGGGCAGCGAAGGTCGCCCGTGCAGCAGCGGTCAGCGTCAGAAGTGCCACACCCGGCACAAACACGGCTCCGAAGGCAGCAA